CGGAGCTGGTTCTGAATTAACAGTACAAGATTTATTTGAGTGTGCGGCAGAACTTAAAACTAACAAAGCTCCTGGTCCATACTTCGGTGTTTTCCACCCTAAACAAATTTTCAATGTTAAAAAGTCTTTAACAAATACATTTGTTGGTAGAGATACTGAGTTATCAAACGAAGCGATGAGAAGTGGTTTCGTAGGTAATGTAGCTGGTATCCAAATCTTTGAAACATCAAATATTTCAGTTGATGGTTCAGATGATTCTATCGGTGGTGTTTTCTCACAAGATGCTTTAGGTCTTGCTATGATGCAAGATTTAAAAATTGAATCTCAAAGAGATGCAAGTTTAAGAGCAGATGAGATTGTTGCAACTGCTGTATTCGGAGTTGGCGAACTTCATGATTCTTATGGAGTGAAACTAACTGCTGATACTTTAGCAAACTAATCATTAAAATTATGGGGTGGTCAATCCACCCCATATTTGGTATAAACAATTATGACAATAGAAACAGTAAAACTTAAAAATAACAAAGGCGATGTTATTGAGAGAAAAAAAGTTGATTACGAAAATAATATTGAAAGATTCAATATGCGTGGTTGGTTTTTAGATGATGGTAAAACTGCAAAACCTAAAGCAGAAAAACCTGTTAATGTCGCAAAAAAAGTTGTTAAAAAAGTTGTAAAAAAGAAAACTAAAAAATAATGTCTTCGACAGTCTTTAGTGTGCAAAATACACATTTGCAAAAGATTCAACCAGATATTTTAGGATTTGGTATAACTACTTTTGTTGATCAAATACAATTTGCTGAAAATGATGTATTAAGACGTATTAGAGAAGAATGGTGGGAAAGATATAGACACCAAGTTAGATATAAAGATATTACAAAAGTTACTTCAGTAGAAATGACAAACAGCAAACTTACTGCATCACAGTGGGAGTTATCTGTTGTTTATTTAGCATTATGGAAATACATATATCCTCAACTTACTAAATGGCGTGATCCTGATACAGGCGAAGGAAAAGATACTTTTCAAGTTCAAATAGATTTTTATAGGGACAGATACGAAGAAGAGTTCCAAGCTATACTTAGGGACGGGGTAGAATATGACGAAGATGGTGGGGGTACGGTATCTGATAGTGAAAAGGAACCATTGCATAGCTTACGATTGGTTAGGTAATGGAACTCAGAGTAAAAGCTAACACATTACAAGCTACAAAATTTTTAAAAGGAATATCAAGAAAACAAGTTTCTGCTACTCAAAAAAGTTTGAATAGAGTTTCAAACATGGCAGTATTAATGATTACTAAAAGAACTCAATCTGGTAAATTACCTGACAATCAAAGAATGGAGCCTTACACAAAAGCAACAAAAAAAGCTAGAAAAGATAGAGGACGTCAAGTAGGATTTGTTGATTTAACAGATACAGGAAAAATGTTTAGGAGTTTAGATTTTAAACAAAGTGGATTTAAAAATACTTTATTTTTTTCTAACAAAGAAAGGGAAAAGATTGCGGCTCAACATGATTTTTTTGGAGTAGGAAAAAGAAAAACTAAAAGACCTTTTTTTTCAATCGGTAATGATGAAGAAGAAAAATTAAAAAATGAGTTTGCAAAATTTTATTTTAGTGCAGTAGGAATATGAGTAAAAGAGAAAACATTGCTAACGATATAATTACAAAACTTGATGCAGTAACAAGTCCTATTGAATTTAAAAAATTAACAAGAGAACCGTTTGAAGTTGAGGAATTATCAGATGCACAGTTCCCAGCCGCATTTATACAATCTGGCGAAGAAACTAGAGAACCAGCTTCTATAGGTGCAACAGGCTCTGGAACATATATGGGTACTATTGATTTTCTTATAGTAGCATTCGGTAAAGGAACGGATTCAAATATTGATACAGTCAGAAATCAAATTATTGAAGTAGTTGAAGAAACTCTCGATAATGATATAACAAGAAATGGAAATGCATTAGATACACAAATTATTTCTGCAAGTTCTGATGAGGGTCAAATATACCCTTATGGTGGTGTAAGAATAACAGTGCGTGTGATGTATGAATTTACAAGGGGGACTGCATAATGGCAAAAGATGTAAATATGGTAAAAGGCGATAGCAAGATTACGGTTTCAGTTGATTTTGTAGATCACTATACTAAATTGGGTTATCGTGTTGAAGATGGCAAAAAAAATATTTCAGTTGCAAAGGAAACTGAAAAGATTATAAAAGAAATTAAAAAGACAAAGGAGTAAAATATGGCAACACATCATGGTAAGGACGCAGTAGTTCATGTTGGTGGAACTAATATTGGTAAAGCAACTGGATTTACTGTTGATACGACACACGACGTTGTAGAAGATACTGCATTAGGTAGTTCTATGAAATCGTATGTAGTTGGTAGAGGAACATTTACAGCATCTATTGATATGAATTTTGATGATGATGATACTGCTCAAGGTACATTAGTTCAAGGCTCTAGTTTAAGTTTTGAATTTATGCCA